GAACGATCAGCTTCATTTCGTGTAGTAGATTCGCGCCGTTCGCTTGATAAAGTAAACACCGTAAAACGGCGGGAGATTGTTGTGGCCATCTCCTGCTCCAGTTGACGATGTGTTCGAGCTGCTTGGGAATTCAGACCCGGATCCGTAAATCGTTCTGCCGCCCGAGTTGATGTCAGCGTCAATCTTGGCAGTCACGGTGTGCGTGTGGGCGGCAAGCTCGCTTACGATAAGGGCATGCTTGTCCTCGCCGGAAACAGCCGTTGATGTGGTCGTGCCGTTGACGCTGACAACACCGCTTGCGGCAAACGTGCCGACGCCCACCGGGAACCTTGCCTCGAAAGCAGTGTCAACCTCCCACATCGGACCAGACCAAGCACTCGGCGCGTTCGTGTTTCCGCCATCGTAGGTCTGAAGATCCGTCGTGGTTCCGACGAAGATCCTACGCTCCAGTCCGCCGGCAGGAACAGGATTCTTTCGGCTCCAGTAGCCACCGTTGAAAACCCACCAGTTGCCGTCTTCGTCGAGCCACGGATAAACCTGGTTGTTCAGCGCGGGGGTGGTTGGGCCGAAATTGAAGAACGAGTTGCCAATGGTGCTGTTGAACGTCGCTTGTGTTCCGCTGACAATGTCGTTGGCCAACTGCTGATAATTGGCTGGGCAATAGCCAATCGGCAGGTTCGGCGGAGTAAGGTTGATGAGGGTCAGGTTTGGCATGTTATTCGGATGAGTAGAAGAACGGGTTTACATCACAATCGCTGATCGGCGTGCAGGCGGGATAGACCGTCCTGCAATCTCCAACCACGGGTTCCTGAACATCGTACGCATGAACGCGAAGACTCTTGACGCGGCAGTAGCCCGTAATCGTCAGCATCACCTGCACCTCGTAAAGGTTTCTGGAGGGAGTGCTGATCGTATCGTTGCACGCCAAATCCGATGGCGTTGGGAACCGCATCTTGGGCCGGTACTGCGACTTGAAATTGCTGATCGGGCAAAGGTTGAAGCAGTTCGTCACCGTGGCGCACTCGGCAAAATCAATCCACTCAAGCCAGCCTGGATATTGGTCGGGCCGATACTCCACATTGAATGAAACGCCTCCTTCAAGCTGATCGATGAACAAGTCCCCTGAATCAAGTCGCTTCAATCCAAATGGGACTTCAAAATTGTAAGCCTTTGTCTGGAAGAGCCACTGGATGTTCTTTTTGCCGTCGTTCAGGTTGTAGTCGTACTTTTCCGACTTGGTGATTTCCCAAATCTGAATCGAGCCATCAGCTCCGCGAGCAATGGCGAAGCAGGCGTCACCGTATGCATTCTCCGTCTTGACGAGCTGCAAGACGTTCAATCCAGTCCAGATGCCGGCCCAAGCCGGAGGAGCCTTCTTCCGCATCGAATTGATAAGCTCCAGATCCAGAACCGAAATGGACTTGTGAACGACGCCTTCGGAATTGAATCGCGGCTGAGATGTCATCAGCACTCGATTGTCGAATACCACCGCAGAGCTGGCCCACAGCAGATTGGTTTGATCGTTCTCAACGACAGGCGTCATCTCTCCGCTGATCGGGGTGTTGCCCCAATCGCTGAACGAGCGGCGAGCGATGATGAAGGATCGGATGCCATCGATGGCGCGATAGAAGACATCGCCGTTGACGGTGATGGCCGACCTGGAACCAAGCGCACCGCTTGTAAGCAGGCTGATTGCCTGAATCGGATAGTTCAGGTTCTTCCAGACTTCCCGGTCAACGGGCGCTTGAACGCTGAAGACGTATCTCGGAGTGAAGACGAGAAGCGGTCCTTGTCCAAGCGATGTGTCAGGATTTCCGGGGACAGCCATCGCGGTGATGCCTCCGGAGTCCGATGGAACAGCGAAGTCGCCGCCCTCGTTGAGGAAGGTGTTCTCGGTTTCCTTGAGAACGCTGGCTCGCGTCCCGTCTCCGTAAACGATGTCTGTGGCTCGGAATGAAAACCCGTTCGGAAGCGCGTACCAGATCCGGCCGTTGACGTAGGCCATGACCTTTCCGCATTTGATTTCGTCATCATTCGCGCGCCGAAGATTTGTGCCGTTGAAGATCAGCGGCTTGCTGAATCCGTCTTGTATGACGACGAAGTTCTCCGCCTGCACCATCCATCCATCGAGCAGATTCGAAGCGTTCTCCAGATCCGGCGTGACGCTTAGGTTTTGCGCGGTGTTCTGAGCGCAGTTGTAAAGCCACACTTTACCACTGATAAGCATCAGGATGAACGTCCTGCCGTCGTCAGCAATGTACGGAAGTGCGCATTGGAAAACACCCGTCAATGATTGCGGGCCATAACAATCCTCCGACCATCCATCCGCCGTTACATTGGTTTGGTCGGCGGTGATTTCCGAATTGTCGGCGGTAATGCTGACGCAAAGGCTGTAATCCTTCTGAACAAATCCTGGTCTGGGTGAAATAAACCCCTCGCGAAAGCTGGCGTTTACCGCAAAAGCCACCTGGTTCTTGTCAATCTCAGACGGCATGACGCCGTAATCGATGCCGCCATCAAATGCGACGGAACCATCCGTGTACCTTCTCGGTGCGCGTTCGCTCATTGGTCAGGCTTGGAGGCGTTGGACAGACAATGATCCTGAAAACGAAGAGTTGGCAGTCAAAGACTGAAGATAAAGTTCGTAATAATCTCCAGACGACGCCTGATCCAAATACTCAACAAATGTGGGCGGCTCATCAACGGCCGAAACGCGATAGCCAACCGTGTAAATTGAAACGCCGTTTTTTCTGACCTGAACATTCAGGTCATAAACGCCACCGCCAAACCCGGAAGGAATCAGCGCGCGTATCGAGTAGTATCCTGAATAAGGGGCTACAAACCTGCCGCTTGAGGCGGTAAATCCAGAGGCGGTATCAAACCCCGAATACGTTGTAAGAGGATACGTTGTGGAGTTGAACGGATTTACAAAGCTGGAGCTGATGGATGGATTGTTCGACGCAATCCTCCGCGTAAACGTGACGTAATTGAACGACGCAACGCTAGGCGCTGAAATCGTGATGTTGCCGACAGAGTTGGTGACGACAATTGGCAGCGAGCCGACAATCTCCTTCTGAAGATAATTGGTTCCATCTCCAACCGGAATCTTGTTTGCCGGAGCGGTCGTGAGGTTTGTTCCGCCATTGGCAACAGGAATCGTTCCGCTGATGTCGGCCACGGGAATCGTGGGGGTTGTGGAAACAACACCGGCACCGCCTGAACCGGCGGTCTTCATGTATCCGGCAGCAAGCAGGTCCAGAGCTGTTTCGTTGTTCAGCGTTCCGTCTCCGGTTCGGCAGATGTATGACGCATCAACCGGCGCGCCTCCGGCGGCTCCAGCGGCACCCGTAGGTCCGATTGCTCCGGCAAGAGTGATAAGAGAGCCGGCGGGAATGACGGTTGTTGGAACCGCGTTCGGGATTCCAAGAATGCCGGCCGCAGGGTTCTGGAGGGTGAGTTGCAGGCCATCCACCGATACAACCTGCATGTATCCGACGCCCTGAATCGAAACGAAGAACTGGCCAGCAACAGACTCCGGCAGAAAGTCGGAATTATCGACAAACACTAAAACCCATGCGCCGAGAGCTGGGACGACAAATTGGGCAGTCGTGTAAGTGAACGAATCAATTCCGTCCACGCCGTTCGTTCCGTTGGTTCCGGCGGCTCCGCGTGGGCCAGGAACATTTACGATGGTAGGGCAGCAGCTCATAAATTATTTCCAAACACCGGCCACCCTGATCTTCGGGTTGGCCTGTTTCCAGACACCGGCAATTTTGATCCAAGTAACAGCCTCTTTCCAAACGCCGGAAACTTTCAGCCAAAACTTGTTGGATGGCGTGGATCCTTGGTTTGAAAGAAGCGTTAGAAGCATCGCTATTTCAGAGTGCGAAGTTGATCGAGTGTCGTTTGTGTTTTCATCACATCAGCGTCGAGACGGGTGACTTGCGCCACGTCTCCAACAGCCGCTGCCGATGCTCGGGCGGAGTTGAGTGCAGCGAGATGCGACTCAATCAAGCGGATTAGTTCGTCAATGCTCATACTAGGACCACAAGTTCTTGGGCGATGGTGGAAAGGTGCGACTGAAGCAGCACAACGTCGTAGGTGTCGGTGCCGTCGAGAGCTGCGTAAGCTGCAATCCGCTTACCAAGGGCTGCCGCGCCAGACTGGATGAAGTCGGTGTTGGTGTATGGACTCAACACTCGGTTCTGGACGTCGAAGCGGAAGAACTGATTGTTTGCGCTGGCGACGTAAGCATTGATGTAAAACATTCGGCCCTCGTTCTCAAACGGGGCATATCCCCCGCAAGAGCCGACACCAATCGTCGTTGTGTTGCCGTCATAAACAATCGCCCCCGTCCAAGCCCCAGTTGTGCCTCCTGCAATGTCCAAGACGTCCAAGACCACACCGCCGCCACGGAAGAAGTAGCAGAAAGAATGGCGAGCGTTTCGGGTCGCATCAGGCTGGATTCCCCAAGATGGCATCCACAGACCGCCTGCCGCGTTAGCCGCTGGAGCCGCACCGAAGTAAGTCGTTGACCAAGCGTTCGACGCGATGCTGTTGGTTCCGTTGTTGACCGTCGCGTCGCCGTAGTTGTAGGTGTAGACCGTGGTGGTAGCGGTGGAGCGGACCAGCATCAGGTTCGGCAGCTCAATCACGAATTTGGCCGACGACGAGGGCGTCACGGACCAAGCGGTGCCAAGCGTGTAGACCGGAGAAGGTCCTGCCGTGTGGCTGGCAATGATGCGGCGTTGGCCAACCGCCGTGGTGTTTACGGTGTCTTCGACGATGCGAATCTGAAAGTTGCGGTACTCGTTTGCTGCGACTACCGCATCGCCCAGCGTGGCCTGCCCAGTAAGGCTTGAAGCGCCCGCTGCCGTTGCCGCCAGAGCGTAACGCGACACCACGCCCGTGTCGTAGTTGTAGGTCCCCTTCACAAGCCCATCGCCTGGACTGCAATCGTAGGGCGTGTATTGCTCGTCCAGCACCATGATGTCGCTATCGGTGCCAATGGTAGCGGGCAAACCGGTCGTCGAAAGGCCGCTCGAAAGCGTGTTGCTGGCAACTTCAAACGAACGCCAGATGTTTGCCGCAGTCGTACCTGCACCAAGCGAGAACAATCGACCTGCGATAATCTCGTACCGCGCACCGCTTGAAGGCGTGAAGCCAAATGAACTCAGCACCTGAATCGTAGGTGTTGTGCCCGCCGTGTTGCCTGTGATGTACCGTTCAGCAGTCTTGCCTGCAACGGTGTCGATGATTCGCAGCTTGAATCCGTACTCTCCCGATCCGCCACGGTTGGCCAACATATTCACTCCAACCGCAGTTGGCAGGGCCGTGGATAGCACCACACTCGTCGTCGTTGCGCCCGCAGCAATGGTTCCAACCAATCCAAGAGACGGAACAAAAGTCGAAGCCGCACCTGCTCCAAACGTCCCAGCCAGAGCCATCGAAGCCATCGGTTGCCAGGCTTTGGTAACGATGTTGTAGCGGTTCAGAACCGTGTTGCTGACCGTCTGGTAAACGAACGGATTGCGGGACAGATCCGACCTCAAGTCAGACGCAAGCGACTGCGCCGCCGAATGCGCGTTAGGAGACGGGTTGACTTGCCGCCAAACAAGTTGGTCGATGACCTTTTTGAAGGTGTTTGCCATAGTGTCAGGTTATTCTGGAGCGGACGCATTGCGCCCAAGATGTTCTGTTGGTGTCAAAAACCTGCATCTGCGCGGAATAACCGCCGATGCCGTTCAAGCTGGTGATGTTGGCGACTGTGGTGACTGTGGTGACGGTGGTAACTGTTGACAACGTAGGCAGCGTCTCAACAACAACCGTCCCGCGCTGCCGGCCCAAGGATTTGTCATAGCCCAATGGGGCCATGAGCATTTGCAGGATGCGCAACAAAAGGTTTCCCGAATTAGCATCGGCCACCGGCATCGGATTGTCATCCGACACGTCAACTGCAACGCCATCGCCACCGACACCGAGCTTGACTCGCTGGTGCAGGACTCCTGCGATTTCGTCGGCGGCTACTGTGGCCCCCGTTCCAGGCGTGTATCCTACGTTATCGGCCATATTTTAGACGTATTGAAGGTAAATGTCCCCATCAACCCCTCCGGTCG